ACCAGAAACTATTTGTAGTCCGTAGTTGTATTTGTCGTTATCTAATTTTTTATTGCCCATACTATTTCGGTCATCTGTATAGGCTTGATACATACCTACAAATTTACCTATACCTTCTTGGGCAATCCTAATAATTTCTTCGTCAAACGCTAGTTCTTCAGATACTTTTCCTACTAGACTATCGGAGTAGTCAATTAACTTATCAGACATTTTGTCATTTAGTTTATTGACTAACTCCTCTGGCATACGAAAGTATCCCATAGTAGGACCGAAAGGAGCCATAAGATGAATATCTTTTTTAGGCTCAAAGATTACACTCATCGTGCTGACCCAGATACATCGTAGATAAATTTACCACTACGAATAGCATCCATAATTTCATCAGAACGTTTTTCATACTCTTGCGGAGACATTTTTTGTACGGCTGATTCTTTTATGTAGGTAGCAGTTTCATCACTTTGCGGTTTATTTCTTTTATTTTTTGGAGACACCGCCTCTGCTGCACCCTTATCGTCCTTATCCTTAGATTTTTTGCTAATGCCTTTATCTGATTTGTAAAGGTCAATGGCTCTGGCAGCGGAACGTGCATCATTATCATTTTCGTACAGTGCGTCTTGCACCCACTTAGGTTGTTCTTCAGCCCACTCGTGGAAATCATCACTGTCACGAATCTCATCAAAGTCTGGATGCATCTGCATTAGTGATGCTTCTGCTTTTTCTTTTGTAGCTGAGTTTTGCATGTCATCAATTACTTTAAGGCGTTCTTCAAGTGCGCTTGATTGCTCACGTGCCTTCTTCATTGCAATTGTTTCTACGATAGCTGCTACATCTGGATACTCTGCTGCCCATGTTTCAATGTCCTCATCAGACTTAGGTAGCTTCATTTCTTTTTTAGTTGCAGCACTAAGTTGAGATTTTAATGCCTCAAGTTCAGCTTTAAATTCTTCTGATTGTTTTTGTTGATGTCGGCGTAAATCAGAGTAGCGTTTTTTAAATGTTTTTTCTTCTGCGCCAGAAGGCTCAACTTCTTCTGGTTCAGTTTCTTCTACCTCACCTTTTTGTTCTTTAATAAGTTGCTCTAGTTCTTCTTCTTCCATTTGGCGTTTTTCTTCGTTATTATATTTACGGTTTGCAAACGCTACTTTTTTTTGCGGCTGCATTTCTTCAGCCATAATTTCTTCTTGTGCCATTGTTTATTCTCCTCGTTGGGGCCACCGTAGCCATACACCTGTCGGGTAGATGGGGGATGAGTAGCCAACATATTGTAGATTATTTTTTAGAAGCTAATCCACCACGCTTCATTTTCTTTTTAGCTTTAGGTTTTGGTTTAGAAGCTAGGCCACCTTCATTAAAACCTCTACTATAATCTCCTGTGCTTACTGCTTCAGCAACTGCATTTGCTGTATAATCATCTGCAGCTTGTTGTGTTTCTTGAACCCCAGAATCTGCACTACTTTCATATTGATTAGCTAATTCTTGTCTTGCAGCAGCTTGCACATCTTTAATTTTTTGTTTTGTTTCTGCAATCTCTTGTTGTTTTTCTGTTATAGCCCGAACACGTTTTTCATTAGCTGCAACTGCAGCAGCCGTTTCTTTTCTGCGTTCTTCTTTTGATTTTGACATAAAATCTTCTGTCATAGATTTAGAACGACTTGTCAATCGTTTAGATTCTTTTAATTCTTCTAGTATTGAATTTGCTCTTTCTCCTTTAAATCCATTATTTTTTAAGGAATTATATGTAGGAGCGTTTACAGTAACTGTTTCACCATCTAAGGTAAATGTAGCTGTAGCACCTTCGGGAATACCTTCACCCGATATTAAACCCAATGCACCTTGAATAGAACCTGCAACACCCGGTAGTGTACCTGCATTATTAAAACTAACACCTACAAGAGTAGCATCTTTTTTCAATCCTGTACCATCAGAAAAACCACCTAACCCTATGCGTCCACCACCCGGACCATATATTTCTTCATCAGTAGGACCATAAGAGTCACGGTCTTCCCCACCTGTCTGTTCTTCACTAGAAACTCTTGTTGTTTCTACCCTAGTTGTTTCCGTTTCAGGAACAATCTCTTTAGGTACATAGTCTTCCTCACGCACAAATCCTTGTTTTATTTTTGTAACGCCGGGAATAAAAGTAATTAATTCTTTTTCTCCTGTTTCTTTATTGACAATAGTAATTGTTTGTGGTCCTCCCTGTGGAGGTTTCAAAAAATCACCAAAAGTTGTTTGTGGTTGTTCATACCTAACAGTAGGTGTAGCTGCTTGCTGTGATTGTTGTACAAACTGACGGGATGCTGCATCTGGTGCTGCTGTTGCTACGCCCGGCCTGTTGCCTTCTTCTGCAAATTGAGATGGTTGATAAAATATACCAGCATCTTGTGGAGTAACAACTCCACCCTCTTGCATTTCTTTTTTATCATTATACTCTTCTTCATCTTCGTTGTCAACAATAATTAAGTCCATCATACCAAAAGGTAGATCATCAGAAATAGTAGCTTCATCACTATTACCCATCTGACCCATCTCGTCCATCATCTTCAAACCTGTTTTAGCTTGTTGACGCATCATCATAAGTTTTTCAAGGCCAATGTAACGCACGACATCAGCAGGAAATACAAACTCTCCCTCACTCAACTGTGCAGGAATGTCATCTCGCACCTCTGCTTTAGACGAACCCGGTGGTACATCATTACCAGACACAGGGTCTATAGTGCCACCATCGTCTTCAAGACCGCCTTCGTCAAACATTTCCATTTGTTTATCCAGAGCCATTAATTTCATCCCTAAGTTGTTTTAGTCTACGTAATACTGCTATTGCACCTTGCTGTCTATGTAGTGCAATAGTATCTGTTGATTGTTCCATTACTTTGTGATGTTGCTCTATCGCATTATCCAAGTAATTATTGAATGCCTCCCATTGGTCCTTGTTGTTGACCATTGGCTTGAGGCGGCTGATCACCTGCTTGCGGTATTTGTCCTGATTCATTTCCACTAAATCCTTGCTCTCCCGGCACAGGAACCTGTCCAGTGCCTATTGTGCCGCCACCTGCACCAGTAGGGTCTAATGGGTTAGCCGCTGCCTGTGGGTTTTGTTGACCCGCCTGTGGCTGTGGTTGCTCCTGTTGGAACCCTTTCATAATTTCTGCCTGTAGTGCGGCTTCATCCATATTGTTGGTTACTTTGTCAGGGTCTAAGTCCATAGATTTTGCAATCTCACGGATTACATATTGGAACTTAGCAAAAGGTGCGAGTGCTGGGCTGCTTGCTACTTGTAGGAACTGCATTAAACGCTGGCTACGTACTTCGTTAGCCATAAGACTTTCTGTACCACGTGCCTTGACTTCTAGGTCGCCTTTGATTTCTTTATCAAAGTCAAACTGCATATTAAAACGAAAGAAACCCTCGCCTAATGGACGCAGTAAATAGTCATCTACGTTTTTAATAACTGTTTTTGTACCACCCTGTGCTGCACCCATAAGCATAGAGATACCTGATGCAGTACGGCCTACGCCAGTTATACCTGTTTGCCCATGAGCAAAAGATGGAAAACCTGTACTTTCATCTGCTAGTACACGTGCTTTATCAAATAACATCATATTTTCTTGTGACACATTAGGGAACTTAGTACCAAAGATAGCTTGACCCGGTGCGCCACCTTGCCTACGGAATATTTTACCCGGATACAGCGACAAGTCTTGGCCCGGTACAAGGTTTGTTTCATCTACCTCTACAATCAAGTTACCAGACAATACAGCATTATCAACAGCCATACGCATAAAGCCATTCATTAGTGTCTGCGTATCGTCCATATTTTCTGCAATGCCAATACCAAAGAACGAGTATGGATTCAATTCATATGGAGCAGCATGATAAGGAATCTTGCTAGGTTTAAATGGGTTAAGAACCATACGAATAAGTTTGTTGTTACACACCCAGATGTTTGCTTGTAATTCGTCAAAGTCTTTTAGTTCTTCTGGAATTTCTATACCCTGATCCATAAGCATTTCAGTATCGCACATACCCCAGTACTCAAGAACTTCAAAACGATCAATACCATGTTCAGGTGCATAATCAGATAGGTCATCTTCCCAATACTTTTTAGTATAGTTTTCTCCAAACGAGATACACTCATCAATTACAGAGTCACGAAAGTAAGGACGTTTTTTTAGTCCACGCAATTGTGAACGTGACATTTTGTGTCTTTCAATTACAAACTGTGCCTCATCCATGCTATTTGCATCAGGGTCAGGATAAAAATCCCAACATGATACATGTTCAACTTGTGGAACGGTTTTAAACATTGGATCATATTCACCATCATCTCCCCACTTTGGATACTCTTTATCCGTAGCAAATGGACCCTTCATTACACCCGTTCCAAACAACGCCATTTCAAATGCTGCATTGCGTAGATGTTTAGATGCTCCTGACTCCTCTAGTTGGTCATGTATTTTTTTCTGCATCTTTTTAGCTGCAATCATAGCAGGGCTAAATGTAACTGCTGTAGGTGTTTTGCCCGGACCTTCTTTTAATTTGTCTTGCACAGGCTCTAGTTTGTTTTGTACTACACCTAGCTTCTCTTGTAGTGACTGTGCAGTAGAACCCGGTGGCAAATCATTTCCATCGCCAGCAAAACCATATGGGCTAGTAGATAGTGCAGTTTCCCCACGTAGTTGTTCTGGCTCTTGCGGATCAAAACTAACGTCCTCTACTACGCCTTCTGGTAGTTCAGTAGGCTCTACGGATAAAGGAAAACGCTGATTAGCAAACAAAACATCCACAATCTGTCCGTAAGCTGCCAACGTCTTTGTCTTAGTTACTTTAATAAACACACGAGACTTTTCTGCTTCAGTAAATTGTACGTCAGGACCATATAGACCACGATAATTACGATAGGCACGTAGCCAACGCTCTTCATCTGTATAACGATAATCTTCTGACCGTTGGTATCTTTCCATAATAAATGGAATCATACCTGATACATCGCTATCGTCAGTTACAGAATCTTCTGTATCTTCCAATGCAATTGCATCGTCTTCAATCATAATTTCTTCTTCGTTCATGGTGTTTCCTTAATACCCAAAGGTGCTGTCTGCAACAGGCATATTATTTCTTGGTCCTTGACCTGTATCAAAATCAAATACGTTAAACCTTGGTCTTGACATTATTCCATATCTCAAGGCATCATACAAATGGTCTTCACTATGCGTATCAATGTCTTCTGGATTTTTCTTATCCAAAGGGATGGACGGTAACTGTGATATGACATTTGTGCAGTTATTAAAGAAAACAAGTCTAGGTTCCTCTGTAAAATCATCTACCTGCAAACGTCTGTGTATTTCGTTTTTACCTGCTACACGACTACCACGGCTTCTATCTGATGGTCTCCACCTGCATCCTCTACTAATCATTTGTTCTGCAAGGCTAGGACCAGTATCCCCACGTTTATGCCACAAAGAAGAATCAAGCACACCGTACCGAATACCACCATCTCCTGCTTCTGCCTCTAATATCATATCTGCCAAATCTGTGGCGAGGACTTTAGTAACATAGAGTTCTCTATATACAATAAGTTGTTCGTCCGGCGCAACAGCAAACCAAACAACACCAGACTTACTACCATAACCGTAATCGCAAGCCCTAAACTTAACCCAATTGTTAGGTATATCAAAAGGCTCAGTAACGTGAATGTTACGGTCAAACTCAGTAAAAGCTGCACCTTCTTTAATATCCCAATCTCCGTCAAGGAGTTGTCTTCTTTGTTGCTCTGGCATGGAGAGTAGCATGGCTTCGTAGTCACCCGACTCTGCCAGATAAGGATTGTCAGATAGTCTTGCTGGGATAAATCGCCGTTTAAATAATGGCCTTCCAGCTTTTTTATGTCCTGCAGGGTATCGTAATACTTCTCCTGTTTCACTATCTGTTGCATCAAACGGCCTATTATACGGTGCAGGGTTAATAAACATACTCTTAACCCAATGATGTCCCCGACCACCGGGGTTAGTTGTTGCTCTCATGTAGATAGGCAAGTCAGGTGCAGT